TTGTATAATACAACTATTTTAATCTCATTTTCATCATTTGGTACATATATCTTATTATATTCATTTAATTGTTCAATACGACCATTTTTTAGAGCATGAGCTTTCAATTCTTTTGCTATACCAACAGGATTCTCTGGACCATCTATAATAATCATAACATCATCAATCTGATTCATATAATCTTCATACATAAGAAAAAGATCATGTTCATCTTTTGTCATCTTTTCAGTCCATCCTAATAATTTAGAAACAGGAAGTACTATTCCCTGATCAAGAAATATCTTTCTGGACACCCATTTAGCTAATTTATATGTTCTACTTCTTTCCATAGAACGATAAATGATTTTTAATTTAATCTTTGTTTTATTTTCTTTAGAAATGTACCAATCAAAAGGATTTAACACAAATGCATCATCTATAAAGGACGTTTTACCTGATCCTGTTAATCCTCCTATAAGAAAATACATACTCTTTCTAATACCTATATAACGATTAAGTCTATCAAATCCCATAGGTATTCCGTCATTCTTACCCGTAAGACCGAGTGCTACTTCATGTTTTAAGGCTTCAAAACTCATTATTCCTTTTCTTTAAATTCTTTATACATTATGTTAGCTAAAACTAAAATTAATCCAAGTATTCCAAACACTAATCCAAACATCAATCCTTCCATTGTTTATATAATTGTACCCTATCAGGTATAAATTAACTTATTTAATGATTTTCATACCCGATAGGGTCTAATTTAACTTCAATTGCGGGTTGTTTTGTCCAAATTATAACATCGGAATCAACCGTGATAGTACTTCTATTTGGGTTTGCTTTCCAAAATTCATGTCTAATAACTTGAATCATGTCGTATGCTTCTCTGTTAGATTCATCTGCCTTTTCATTATGAATACCTAATGAACCACCATTTCCAAAATGTTCTCCTGATATAAGATGTTTTATTTCATTAAGTCTTGCTGATAGAATATCTTTAGTTTCAATAACTCTATTCCAATTAGGTGATAATTTTATTTTATCAACATCAGTCCAAGTTTTTATCTCTTCAAGAGTATTCCATAGTCCTTTAGTCTTAATAAAGCCATCACCTATTTCAACAATTTCACCTCGCATAGTGTGATCCCCTATTTCTAATTTTTTCTTATCAGTAAATCTATCTTCAATCATTGAATCAATTGTTGGATGATAAAATATTTCCTCAAATTGAAGAGTACCAATTCTTGAATAAAGATTTAATGCTGTTTGAATTAGACGTAATTGTTTGTCATTTAATGTTATTTGTGCCATATTATTTAGTTTTAAGATTATACCATTTAATAAAGTCAACTACAGTTTTATACAGACATTCTTGAATGTCTTTACTCTCTATTTCTTCACCATTTTTATAATCAATACAATCATGATAACATGTTTTCTCATTCCAACCTTTATCAGTATAAATGTAACACCTTAGAAATGTGGTTTTTTTACCAATCGTACCTTCATCTAAATTAAAATCTTTTTCTTCCATTTGAATAATTTTCATCCAAACAGGCATTAACCAATCCCACGACCTATGAAATGGTAGGTCACGATAAGTTTCTTTATACGTAGAAAATGCAACATATTTAGCATGTCCCTGAATTTCATACCAAGTACCCTCAAGACCATTTTCTTCTTCAAACCAACCTTTAAATTTGGCTATTAGTCGATTGCCTTCTATAATTTCTTCTTGTGTCATAACTTTTATTTATTTTTAATTATTTATCCGAATCATTACTCGATAAATGTATGACCCCTCTCTGCGGTAGCCAAATTTATTTTTTCTAATAATTCATTAGCAATTCCTTCATATCGTTCTGGTGCAATTGATACTCCACCATTTTTAAAGTCTCGTTGTTCAAACTGCTTTAATATTTCAATTATGTTTTCTTTTATTATCATTAGTATATTCCTTTCTTAATTACTTTAATGATTTTGGTTTCACAATCTTTATGTTTCATAATTTTAATTCTCATACTTTTCCAATCTAAATCTTGGGCATAAAAACTAAGACAATATTTACCAAACCATATATATAACGGAAGTTTAAATCCCGTTCTACGCAGGTATAATTTTTTAATTATTTTATCTATTGTTTTCATCTTACCAATATTTTACAGTTAAGTAAGTTAGAAAAGCAATCAATGCCAAACCATGTATTCCTACCCAGTAAAAAGTACTAGAACTCCCATGAACATACCTATCAATTCCACCATTATTTACTATATGTTTAATTGAAGTATATGTCCAATAAAGATAGAATATTGATACTAAAAGAATTATTATGTATCTCATATTATTTGGTATTTGGGAATAAGACTTTTTCAATTACATTATCCTGCACATTTTCTATCCATTTAATATCTCTTTTATTTTGTAAAGAAATAACTAATGCTGCGATAGCAATCCCTAATGTAAGGATTCTTATTACTAGTTTTAATATACTGTAACGTTCTTTTTTGGTGTAATGCTTGCTATTACCATCCCTTGTAGTATTATTCATGTTATTTTGGTTTTAGTTGTTTATTATTTTAATTTTAGCAAATTCAACTTGAAGTAATTGTGAAACTGTATTTTCTATTTCCATATATGGATTACTATCATCTTTTGTAGTGTTACTTTCTTCTATTAACCAATACATTATTTCACATAAATGTAAAAAGTATCTAAGGTCTTCCTTTGGATAACTCATAGGAGTGGGCGGATTTGTAAATAATCCTGTTTCTTTATCCCCAATAAATTGAGGAACAAATCCTTTATCTTTTGCCATTTTGGCAATTTCAGTTTTTGTCATAATTATTTAATGTTAGTTAATGGATATGCATTAAGAATTGATTCATCATCTACTACAGGATTACAATCTCCTTGAAATTTAGATTTATTAGTTGCTGATGCATTCTGCCAAGCTTGTTTTAATGCTTCTTTAACGTGTAATTTAGCAAATTCAATTAATATATTAGGATTAATTGCGTTAGCTTCATAATTAATTTTTAACCATTCTTCTGCTGTTGGTATCATATTATTTAGTTTTAGTTGTGTTGTGTCCATAAACATCATATCCCCTCCATCTACTAACAAGAATAAATTCTATACCTTTAGGACATTTCTTTAATCTTCTTCTAAATGCCCTAACAGAATTACATTCACAATGAGAAGAGAAATGTTTCATTTCTTCTGTTTTATTATTCCATTCCTTATTATCATCATCCCACCATATAGATTCATAAGTAGTAATACCCATGAAGGTATGTTTGATTCTACTTCTTTTTTGTGCTTCATATCTCATTTTATATAAGTTTTAGTGCTTCTGTGATTGCTTCTTCTTTAGTTTCACAATAAATAAACCACCCCCAATTAAAATCCCCATATTTCCATCCTTCCCATCTTTCAGCTACAAGTATTTTCTTTTCTAATCTTAACCAATCAATTACTTGTTGATAAAGAGGAGCTAAACAAATCATTTCTTCATTTGAATCATAATATAATGTATTAGATGATTGAGCAATTTTAATCCCATTTGAAATTAAAGTTACACCAAAATCATTTAACCTATCTCTATATATTGCCAAACAAGGTTCATCAAATCCTTTTTCTTTTAATTGCTTTGCAATTTCATACGGTACAAATAAATGTTTCATTTTAGTATGTATTTACGAATTAATTGAAATATTTCACTTATGTCTGTAAATTCTATTTTTTTACCTACTCTAATAGGAAGAAATGCAATTGTAAATCCCCATTCTCCCATAAATCGTTCTGTTACCTTCTTACCATTAATAGTATCAAGATAAACCCAAGGATAATTTCCCATTAATTTTACATCAATCCCTATTCTTTTAAGTCTATCTACAAAGACTGTTAGTTTATCCATTTCAAATGATAATTAGTTGATAATGAGGTTGTTTTCATTTGGTTAACTTGTTACTATCAACGAGTTATAGCACAATTACCACACCATCCACGCACAGCCAAAGTAACTGTGCATAACAGCGTGTAAAAACAATGCTACATTTGTGGTTCTATTCAGCATCGGGGTTTAAATTTTTAATATTTTCCCCACCGCACTTTAAAGAATTAATTACAACTTTTATTGCTGCTTTTTTGTATTCTTTATCAATTGATTTTCCAAGTTTTATTTTGAAAATTCCAAGTTGTATTGGATTTACCATTTGCAAATGTTCATCAAGTTTTTCAAGCATTTTCTCAATTATACTGCTATCAATGTCATATAATGGTTTTATCCTCCATTCATATTTGTCTTTAAAAAATGATATTTTCTGTAATTGAGAAAGTGATTCTTGTGCAATTTTTTCAGTCATGTAAACCTTCCTGTTAAAATAGTTTTCCCATTTCCATTTCCAATCAGCATCAATTTTTTTAAATTCGATTATATATCCGTAAATCATCGCTAAAATATTAAAAATTTATGTTCGTTTTCAATTAATCATTCGTGGTATTTGCCGCACTGATTTTTACACGCAGCTGTTAGCACCAATACTACGGAAGTGCTTCGATTGAAACAATTTCGCAATATCGGTCAAGTAACATTTGAGCATAGTTAATACAATATAATCCGTAAGAACCAATCGCCCAAAAATCATTAAATTCTATAACAGTCATTGAATCATCTTTTAAAACAGCAACATCAATAGTATAGGATATTGGTTGTCCTTTATAAGCTTCAATCAATTTATCCACGTATTCAAAATTTGGATTAATTCTAAAATCACCACTGTAATTACAAGAATAAATCGCCTTTTTGTTATGTACATAAACTCTATGTTCGCTTAATATTTCGATTGGTTCGCAAACTAAAACATCACAATTTTCTAATTTCAAATATGATAAATGTTCGTCTTTTGAAATCAAAGCACCATCAAATAATTTTGTTTGTACTGGTTTCACAAACATAGGTTTTTGTGTTCTTTTAAAAGCACCAACAAAATCGTTTAACTTCATTGTTACTATCTTTCTGTTTAATAATCCAGAACTTACTATACTTTCTGGAAAATCAATTGGAGTTGGGTATTTACCAATGTTTTTAAATAAAATAGTCATTCCGTCAATAGAACCTACAAATGGGTTGTTTCTTGCTCTATAATCCATCTTACCACTCATCACATCTTCTAATGTAAATCCAACAACATCATAACCTAAATATTCAAATCCATCAATAGCATTTTGAACATCAACATTTATAGGTAATCCGTTTTTTAATTGTGCAAATATCTTTTCCATTTTAAATTAATTTAATCGTTAATAAACCGTACTGGTGCTAACAACGTGTATAAAACATAGCCAATAAAAGTTCGTGCTTTATATCAAGTGTTGTGCGTGGCTACGTTTTATACACGCAGCCGTTATGCTCCATGCCTTAGTTCAGTGTTCCAATTTGAGTTTCGTGATGAAAACAAAAAGAATTTCCCAACGCACATTTAAGACCATAATGGTTGAATATTATTTTTATTTACTTTAACTGTATCAAAAACTAAAACTTCGCTTTCAGATGTATAATCTTCCATATATCTTAATGTTGTTTTATTCGATAATATTTTTACTTGTTCTTGTGTAATGTTATCCATAATAACATCCATAGAAACAATATATTTCAACTCACCATAATTTATTTCAGCAATAAACGGATTCATTCCCATATTTTCATATTTTTCTGAAAAAGCTCTTGCTGTATCTTCATCAAAAGTCCAAGATATTCCGTTTTTAATTGGTTGGAATGTTATTTCGTTAGGCAATTCACCATCAATACCAAACCCACGATATACTACATCATTTCCATAACTACTTATTAATTTCTTTGATGCTGAAATAATATTAATTGGTATCTTAGTAAAATCATACAATCCATTATTTTGTTCTGCATAAAAATCCATACACCAAACTGCAAAATCATCAGGTATAATTATTTTTCTACCTTCATAAACATCATTTCCAAATTGACTTTCGTTCACAAACTGTTTAAAGTTTTTCACTTTATCAATCATCTTTCTTATATCTTTACTCATATTTTCTTTTATATATAAATATTCAATTTTAAAAATTCCACCCTAAAATTCTTTTTGTTTTTCTTTCGTGTTCCAAATAAACATTATCAATTAATAAGTCGGCACGAGAGCATAACAGCGTATATAAGAAATGGCACATAAACATTTGTGCTTAATTTCAACATTATACAAGTGCCACTTCTCATATACGCAAAACGTTATGTGTAATAATTTTTACCCACCCACCATTTTTTGAACAATATCATTTAATGTTGTTGTATCAATAGTTGAGAAATACCAACTCGCTTGTTTCCCATCTTCTGTTTTGAAATAGAAAGTAAAGTCATCACCATGAAGACCACCATCATATTTGTATAATTCAATAAAATGTAATTTCCTATAATTATGTTCTATTTCAAAATTTAATTTGACATATCCATCTTGATGTTCATTAAAATATTTTTCAACTATATCATATAATTGATTTCTATTTAATTTACTTTCATTCAAGAATTGTCCGAAGTTCTTTACTTTATTTATTTGTTCTCTCATTTCTTTACTCATAGTTTTATCTTTATATATAAATATTCAGAAATTAAATTTTAGTCCAAATCCCACCCACAAAATTACTACACATAACAAGGTGTATAAGAAAGTTTGCTATAAAGTTTGGTTGTAATTTGAAAGTTCAGTTAAGCAAACCTTCTCATACACCCAACCGTTATGCAAACATAAAACTACTTCCCGTTTGCTATCTTTCTCCACTCATCAGATATACCATTAAACCAATTATCAAAGCTACTCTTATATCCTTTTTCACATGCTATAGCAAAATTTACTGCTATATGTCTAAGTTCATTTATATTAAATTTACGTTTGTTAACATTGTGTTCTATTTCATCTTCCATTTTTTTTAATTCTTTTTTATAAGTTCCGTTTAATTCGCATTCATCAAGAACAGCTTTCACTATTTTTGAAGAATAAACCCGTGCTTTATTGTATCTAATACTTGCATCAGAAGATTTTATCATATCAAGTATTTTTACATCAGATAAGTAATCAACACTTCTCACATCATCTCCTACTACTGCGTGTAAAGCCCCTAAATTATATGCTTTTAATAGTAATGGACTTAAATCAGATATTCTTTCTTTAACATCTAATTCATTATTAAATCCACACATATAGGTTTCTAATATAGTTTTATCGTCTTCCATAAGTTATTATTTTATTAGTTAAAAATCCTTTGAAAATTCTTCTGATCGTGTGCCCACGGGATATCTATTTGATTTTAATAAGCCGAGTATTACCCCCTTTAAGAAAAAGCACTTACTATTACATATTCTATCTATCCACAAACAACGACCTTTGCAAGAGGTCTAAGGTTTTGCCAGTATGTCGGTGAGCTTCCTTTTCAGTTTGCTTCAATCAGAAGAATTTCAAAGAACTTAAACCATACACACTCTTCAGCATTCTACTCCCAGCTCCGAGGAATTGTATCTAACTTAGCCCATCTCACCGCTGTAAGGGTACTGAAGTTTATATGTATGTTGTAGTCAGGACAGGATTCGAACCTGTGTAAATCAACACTCAGTTAGGGATTAACCTAAAGGATGATGCATAACCTATCTCTGCCACCTGACTATGTACACCCCATTTTTATCATTCTCTTTGAGAGAGGTGAGCCTCGTCCTCAAATCATCAAGGCATGACCTTGCATCTTCTTTTTATTCTTAATTTGGCAGCATTTTACTTCCCTATTTGGCAATATAAATGCATTACCTTGCATCTTCTTTAAGGGTTATTTTTACAGATGTTTCATTATTCCAATAATACCCACATTTTTTCAATTCCTTATTATAGGCAAAATCAGCATAAGACTGTCTATATTCAGAAGGTATTGCTGTATATCTGTAACAACTTTCTCTTATAGGGCAATGTTTGCCTGTACACATACTTATATCTGGCATAATTTCTATTTTTTAGTCCCACCATTGTTCAAGATTTTGTTCTAAAATTTTATAAAGAAGCTTTTTAGCTCTATTATGATTTATTAATCCCATATTAACACCTATACCAAATTTAGTATTGGTTGTAATATATGGAGGATCTTTCATAGTTATCACTTGTTTATAAATACGAGAATATTTATCAAAATATTCTTTATAACGCTCTGAAACTAATTCAAATGATAATGATGTACTTTTTGTATCCTGAATAGGCGTAAATATCAGCTTATTTTCATAATAACTATGAAATTCGTCTGTATAATATTCAGTTTTAATTCTATTTATGAGAGTGATACATAACTTCATTCTTTCAACCGAACGTTCTGTAGAATCATGCGTATTACGTTTCTTTAAATAAGCAGATTGTTTACTAAGTTTAAATTTTAAAACTTCCCAAATATAATAATGATCAAAATCTCTATCATTCCATATAATGGGAAACCATTTCCATAAATTCTTTATCCCATAGATAAAATTTCTATAGAAATATTTGATTCTATGATTATACCATCTATATAATTTCATATATCTGTTCCTCCTGCAATTTTAGGTGCTTCCATAATTTTAGTTCCTTCTTGTATTAGTTCAATGAATGGTTCATAACTACGTTGATTTAAATAAGTAAGACTATTTTGCATAAACGTAAGTTTATTAGTGCTAGATTTGACAGAATTTTCTTTTTTCTGAAGGACATCATAAGTTAATGCTGAAATTAATTGCGTTGCTGTATGTTCTCCTTCAATTAAAATCTTATCAAATTTTAAACGACAGTTAACTTTATCTTGTCTAAGACTTCTTGAACCCTTAAAAAATCTACCTTCATGTTGAAATGTATCTGTTCCAGGATATGCTCCCCACCATTCTTCAAATTCTGTATTAGCAGGTTTTCGTTTTATAAGTTTGGTAGTCTCTTCAGTCTGCATGAAATTTAATAATGTTTGTCCAATTAATGTAAGACAATCATTCTCTGTAATCAATCCCTTTCTTATAAGAGATTGATAGAGGGCAGCAATTTTCATACTACCCTCACAAAGTAATTTAATATCAAACTGATTTTCAATCAACTTTAACAAATAAATTTGATCAAGACTATACCCTTTCTTAATAAACTCTTCAAAATGGAAAGGTGTCACTTGTAGTTTCATCTTCTTCTAATTGTTTTATTGGTAAATACACATTGATTATAGCAGGTTTTCGATAGGTAGTTTCCCATTCCATCCATTCTGCTTCTACTCTACGTTTTTCTTCATAAAGAAATTGCTTTTCTCTATAATAATCAGTTTCCCAATCTTCAAGTGTTAGATATTTCATAGTTTAGTTTTTAATTCTTATTCCGAACTGTGTGTTAAACCATACAAACATTCCTTCTGCTTTTGATTTATTACATTTAAATGTTTTTTTCAATAAAGGAATTGCATATGCTGTGAATTCTTCAAATTGACTTCTTGTTAATGTCCAATTGAAGAACCAACGATCATCATCAAGTATATCAATTCTAGATTTACCAATTATTGTTAATTGATAGTCTAATAAATGTTCACCTATGTTTGTTCTATCAATTTTCTTTTTCATTAACTAAAAAGATTTAGTTGTCCTGGAATAATTTTAACTTTATTTTTCTTACCTTCTAATAAGATTTTGTTTGTAATTCTATTAGCTTTTTCAATATAAAAATCATAATTGATATCAGCCGTATTTACATCTATATCTTTAGGAAGATAATTACGCACCGTACAAACCCATTCTCCTGCTTCCACTTGACTTACAGCAGCAGCATTTGTTTGACATTCAGGATTTTTTACCTTTAATAATTTTTCTCCTGAATTACTTACATAATATCTAATAAGTTTATTATAGACCACCTTAGTATTAGACTGTTTATTTATTCCTTCATAATGGAAATCTTTATTTGCTTTCTGTCTAATACAGAAGTCATATAAATTGCTATGATTTCTAATAGTCTCATCAATTGGAATGTTATTAACAAACCATTGTTCAAGAGCAATAGGTACAACACGAGCAGATTTATTCTTATGAAGTTCAAAATCTGTGAGAAAATCTCCTTTTTTCTTAATTTCACCATCGGTTTTAATTGCTAAGTAATCATTAACTGTACTAAATATGATTTTACTATAATCTGTACGCTCAAGTTCATAACTTGTAAGAGTCATCCACCATTTATTAATCTCATTCATTTTATCAATGAGAGATTTATTAATAATGATTGTTACACCATCAGTATTTGCAGAAATTACGTGTACGCCTGATAATTCATATGCTTCTATTAACATCATAAGAGATAATTCTCCTGTAATGGTAGTAAACATTGTTAATTGTCTATCATATACCCAATTTTGCATATCTGAACTCTTACCATAAACACTGTTTACAGCAAGCTTCAGGGCTCCAACAATTCCTTTGATTCGTTTGTCCTTTTTAGCTAAAGGTTTAAGTTCTAATCGTCTGTCAAACATTTGTTTGTAGCCTCTTAAGAATTCTTTCCCTAAATGTGCAGGATAACGACCATTGTTAATGATAATAGCAGGATAATATGAACTTACATCCCAA